AACACGGTGTATGGGTTCTCACGCACAAGTATCAGGACAAGGGGTACACAAAGACAAGCACCTACAACTACCCAAAGTCAGATGGAACACTTGGAACACGCATCCAGACTGAGTGGACTGAGAAAGGACGTCGATTCATTCACGAACTGAGCGACGCAGGAAGAATCTAACGAGTATATACAGCAATCCCCTACCATTTGGTTGGTAGGGGATTGTTTCACTTACTATGCAATTTTATATATGAGAGTATGGCTTTCCCTTCTTCGACCGCTACGGCATAATTTGCATAGCTCTCTGCGTACATAGATGTTAAATCATTTATTTCCTCGGCATCTGATTTACCCATCAAATCACCTATCGTTGTTTTTCTTTGACTTATTTTGATATTTGTCAAAGTTGTATCACATATAGCATAGTATTTTTTCAGTTTTACGCTTCCGTTATCTTTAACCCTTGCCTTTATAGTATATTGGTAGACAATATTGTCTTTGGTGTTCATTATCTTCTCATATCTCTTGCTGGGTAAAGTTATATTTTCTGGCTCACCTCCTGTCAAAGCGCTTGCCAACAACAACGCAAAAGTTCCGTCATTCTCTATACTTTTCTCTAAATCTGTTCTATATGTGGTACATGCATCCATGAAATCAGGATTCTCGTAACCAAGGCCTCTTATAGTTCCTGCTGGAATAGAAGTGATATTCTCCGAAACCTTGCGAGACTCTACTTTTATAGAGTCATACTTATGCTTGGCTTCTTTCAGTAACGACTTCATATCTTTAGAACTGATTGTATCACAAGAGTCCACAGAAACAATCTCAACCAAATCATTTGGATCATTGAAATTGGATTCAACATAATCCTTAAATACGGTTTTTACTTTGCCCTCATTAGAAGAGCATGATGATATTGCAAGTAGCGCACATACAGAAATTAAACATACGAAAATTTTCCTCATAGTCGTTAATTTTAGAATTCACCGCAAAGATAGGCAATTATAACGATATAAGCAAATAAACAAGCAGAAAAAAATACGGGCGACACCATTTTTTTTGATGCCGCCCGAACTTACTATCTCACTTTTGTGCTAACCATCTTTGTGTCATTGGTCACAGCTCTGAACAGATAAAGGATTTCGTCACAGCTTGTGCCGATCTTCTCCGCAGCCTCAGCGTTCCTTAGCGTGTTCGCCGCTATCTGCGACTGATACTGTACTTGGGACTGCGCCATAAGGCTCATGTTGTCCATGTATTCGACAGCTTTCCCGCTTTGCAGTTGTCTTAACACACTCACGTCAGCCCTAATTGCATTGACGTAGCTTGCGAGTATGTCTGCCGTCTGTTCCGTGATACCCTTTATAGATGAGCTCGTACTTGAAGAGCCATTGTTTAAGAGGGTATTATTCGATTTTTCAGCAATAGCCTCCATCTGGTCAAAGAGAACCTTTGAAGCTTCCGTGCCGTTATATATATACCCATCTTTACCAAGAGCCTCACTGATGTCAGACATCCATTGCTCCTTGTTGCTGTCAGGATGCGACGCATCGAAGCTACCCTTATGGACAACTCCATTAGGGTCTTTGTACCCGAATAACTGATTTCTCAGCCTGTCAAACAACGGCTGCATAACTCCCAAGCTTACCATTTGCTTGGTAAGGCTCTGTAGTATGGATGTTACGCTGTTCTTGAAAGCTTCCGCCGCATTGTCTCCATTCTCAAAGGCTGTCATCAATGCGTCGCTGAGCTGGTCAGCCCATGATTTCAAGTCTATGCTGTACAGGTTCTTTGCGATGTCCTCCGAGAAATATTTGATTTGGTCATCAAGCTCAGCTATCTTAGACTTGTACTCTTCGAGAGAGGATTTGGACTTCTTTTTCTTGCCGTTCTCGGCATTGTACATGTCTGAGTAATCTTTTCTCTTCTGTATAAGTAAGTTGTACTGTTGCTGATAGCCAGTTATGTCTCCGCCTCCTGCCGCAGCATAATACTGCCGCATGGCTCCAAGAGCCGCTCCGCTGACATTCGTTCCACCCGTGTTGTACATCTTCTGATATGAACGGATGACATCACCATAGTCATATCCTAACGTTCTTTCCTGTGCCTTGGATATAACCTGAGTATAACTTTCAATCTTTGATACATCCTCCTGCATCTTCTCTATCTTTCGCTGAAGTCTCTTGTCATGCGTCTGTGCAATACCACCAACAAGACCGAGTGCTGCACCTGCTGCCATTCCATAAGGGCCAAGGGCAGACAGGGATGAGGCTCCACTGAGCATTCCGCTCATTATGCCACCCGCATCAGAAAGAGCTTGCCCCGCGCCAGTATCGCCAAGGCCAAGCTTGTCGAATGTGTCAGACAACAGGTTTACAGCTTGTGAGCCCGCCGTGAGCGCACCTATGAACTTACCCATAGCGTTTTGCAGAGACTCGCTTGACTTCTCCCAAAATCCGAATGGGTCGTTCACGTTCTTGGCAAATTCCGAAGAGGCTTGCTTCCCTGCCTTTTCCCGTTGCCCCGTATTCATGTCAGACCATTTGTTCACATTCCTCTGCGCTCTTGCGGCAGCGGCTATCTCAGACTTACCGCCAACTCCTGCAAGCACATTGTCAAGAGCCTGCACAAGCCTCTGTAGAACTGCTATAAGGTTGGTATCCTGCTCTCCCTTATCCAATGATTGCTGTTCTGCAAGTTGTGTCACTGCGGCATTTCGCATTCCCTGCAAGTCCTGCGTGTGTTTTGCCGGGTCGAAGAACAATCCGCCCATAAACGACATCTGCCCCACGAGGCTGTTACCCGAAGACTTTAAGGATTCACGCATGGCTTTCTGCGCCTTGTCAACCTCCGTGTTCCTCCTCGTCTCATCAATGAATCCGTTCAAGAAAGCATCGTTAAACGCTGAGATGTAAGTGTGTGCGAGCTGTCTTACCTTTGAACTCTGCATGGTTGTTGGAGCATTTAGCATACGCTGCATTTCCCCATCGTACTGTAACCATGCAATGCCATTCTTATTACTTGGGTCATACAAAGCAGAGTTCTTACGATGAAGCATAGCTCTATTCTCCTTGCTCCCGTTCACGTAGTACATGTTCCCGTTCTCATCGAAAGCCTGACGGTCTATGTTCTTCTCGTTCTGCTCAAACTGCGTCTGCGCTTTCTGCCTACGCTCCTTGAACGTGTTTGACGAATTGTACAGTTCTACGGCTGTTTCATTTGCAGCTTTCACCATGTTCTTCATGGCCGAATTGAACTGCTCGACAATGGAAACGATAGCGTCCACATGGTTCAGCATCTTGCTTGTGCGCTCCACAAACTCCTTATCACTCTCACCTTCCTTCCTTGGGAGGTTTTTCCGCAATATTCCGGAAACTCGTGACTTAAGGTTGTCACCTGTGAGGTTATACAGCTCGCCCATATCTTCAGTCGAGAACATTTGCTCTCCTATCTCGGATAGCTTGCTCGACATGATGCTGTACAGATTGTTCATGTTCTCTGTCCAATCGAATCCTTTGGCTCGGCTGTCAACATTATATCTGAACCTTGACAACTCCTTGGCGAAGTCTTCGTCTCCAGTCTTGTCTCTGACGCTCTTGAACGTTTCGTAGGCGTTGGACATCAACTCTGTGAACCGTTTGATGCTGTCAGCGAACTCTTTCAACCTCTTGTCGGCCTCCTTGGTGTCGAGTTGGTTGATTTGGCTCTCCACATTGGCGAGCATGGAGTTCTTCTGTTCCTTGCCGTTCTGTGTCCGTGGCTTCCATTTCCCTATGATGTCCTGCTCTTTCACGAGGACATCCCTTAGAGCAGTCAACGAGTCGAGATTCTTGAAATCATCAGCGTTAATGCTGCCTTTGACATACTCACCTTTATTGAGCGCACTTTCCATACGCTCACGCACTTGGGCGATGGCATAATCCTTGTCCTTGTATCTGTTATACCATTCCTCGTACATCTGACGGGCTTTCCCAAGGGCGTTGATGCGGTCGTTGAATTGCTTGATGTCGTTTCTGTCGGCTTTCTCTGCTGCGGCCTCTGCCTTGCGCTTCGCCTCCTCTGCCTTGCGCTTGGCAGCGTCATTCTCTTTTTGCTCTTTGTCAAGCCCTTTCTTGTCAGTTGTACTTACCCCCTGGTCATCCAAGTAATCCTTTTCTGACAGCATGGCCTTATAAATGTTTCTGAGGTCATGCAATCTGTTTATCTCTTCCATGACATCTTTGTTTTTCCCTGGGTTCATCTTCCACAAAGAAGCCAAAAGAGGATTGATTACATGGTTGATGGCATACGCTATTTGCTTACGTGCGTCTTTGGCATCCACGTCAACTGAAACATCCACTTTAAACTTGGTCTTGAAGTGTTGTTCGTAATTGAAAGCCTTGGCCGCCTTGTCGTGGAGGTCTTTGCGAACCTTGTCGATATACGACGACCAGTCTTCCCCTTGATCCCACTTAATACCAAGCTTGAATTTTAAGGCACGACGTTGCCACGGCTCTGTAGCAGCCATAGCCCGGCCCAAGTTATTGGCTGCTTCTGTGACAATTTTAATTATCTCCTCGTTGGAAAGTCCGTATAGTCTGGCTTTGGTTTCAAGACCGATATGAGAGGAAGAGAATGAATTCTTTGCTCTGCTTACAGCAGCTTTAACGGCTTTATTCACTTCCGATTGGGGCATCGTGGCATCGATTTGTCCTTCAAGAAGTTTTGCGACATCACCACCAACGGATTTGGTAATGACTTGCTTTATAAAGCCTTGAATATTCTTTCTACTCTCACCTGCTGCCTGCATGGACTCGATAAGCTCGGTAAGGAATTCGTCTGTAAGCTGGTCTATGGTCGCCTTGTCTGCTATCTTTGACTGCGACAACATCTGGTTCATAATGTCAGAGAAGTGAATTGACATCGCGTCAACATTATCTCCGTAGGAATTTATGAAAATGGAAGCAAGCTTATCGGCAAAGGGTTTCATGCCCTCTTCAACTTCTTTGTAATTTTTTGAGGCGTAACCAATAGCAGTCTTGCCCAAAGCACTACCACCTCTAAGTCCAAAGTTTATGTAAACACGCTTTCTGGACTCAGCATCTTTCATAGCCTCACCAATTTCCTTGGCATAAGCGTATATAGATTGGCGTTCCTTGTCGGACATCTTTTTCCATACGTCATCATCATAATACGCTTTTTCGATGTACTCTTTCCTATCTTTGGCATAGTCATTTAAATTCGTTTTCAAGTTCTCAGAGTAGATGACCCCCAAGCCGCTCCTACGAGAGGAAAACCATCCGCCACCCTCATTCATAGCGTCCTCGAACATACCCGCCGTATTCTGTTCAACATCCTTTACCTTTTGCAGAGTCTTGAATTTTTTGAACATTTCTTGGAGCTGATTCATCTGAGAATTAGCTTTCATCACGTCGAAGTAGTCTCCCTCATACATGGGCGACTGATTTTCGAGCTTCTTTTTCAAATCATCAAAGACATCAGAAACACCCTGAGCTTCAGCCTTTGCCTTGAACAATGCTGTATCCGAAGCCTTATTCGACATGCTGAGTCTATATAAGTCATCGTACTGCTCCACAGTTTCCTTGATGCCCGCAGCGTCCGTTTTTGCATTGTCTCTGATTGTATTCGCAAAGTCAGCGGCATCAGCCTCCATCTGCTTTGTCTTTTCATGCAATGCGGTAATAGCGGCAATGGCCGCAAAGATACCCATCTGAGGCAACATGGCCGCAATGCTTGCCACAAATCCCCTCACAGCAAGCCTTGCCAACAGCAATTGCCGCCTTATGCCTTTCAGTCCTACGAGATATTTTGCCTGAGCCTCCGCGACACCCGTCTGTGTGAGTATTTCGACCTTTTGAGCGTCCGTAAGCTTTGAAGTGAGCGCAATCCGCTGCTTCATGGAGTTGGTAAGCTCCTTGTTATTCATTATCTCTTTCTTGGCAGCTTCCTGCGCCCTCGATATTTGCGCAGAGGTATTCACTTTAGTCGGAGTATATCCAGCAGATCCACCTCTGAAAGAACCATATTTGGAAACACCATATCCGTTAAGAAAGTCGGTTATTCCGGCCTCGCGCTTAATCTGTGCGATAGTCTTGCTTACAGCCAAGCCCTGTGGTAGCATGAACTTACCCAACGCCATCTGTCGTGCTTTGAGTATACCGTAGGCAAAAGCAACACCTTTGATAGCGTTGGCGTATTTCGCCCAATTCTCCGTGGCATTGTTTACCATGTTCACGAATCCCATGAGGAGTCCCTTGTTCGATTCGCCTATCTCGCTCATCATAATGCGGTAGTTGTTCTTCAAGTTGCGCAACTTACCGCCAAGTGTGTCGAATTGGCGCTCCTGCATGTTATAGAACTTTCCTCCCGGCTGATCAAGGCCGAGGATTACGGACTGAACATCCTCGAATGGGATAGCACGGTCACGCATCTTCTTGAAGATGTCCTTGCGAGTCACGAAGTTGGCGCTAATACCATTGGCTTGGTCTTCCTTGGCCCTCTTGTTATAATAATCGGTCAACCCACCCACAAGGTCGATACCAGCGGTCTCAAACTGTCTGTTCTGAATACCCGACAGATAGCCGTATGACTTTGTATGTCCGTATGCGAGGATAAGTCGGCTCACATCCACATCAAGACCTGCGCCAATATCAGACAGTGCTTTCATGGTGCCGTACAAGTCCTTGCCTTCAACACCGAAAGCGGCCAACTGCCTGTGTGACTTTAACAAGTCCTCAAATGTATATGGAGACTGTTGG